GGGTAAAACCCATTTACAATGTCTCTACGCTTAGATGCGCCTTAAATATTTGATGGTTTAGGTCCTAGATGTGGAGGGATTTCTCTCCCCATACCATAGGCTAAATCATTTCGGATACCAAAATTCGAATTCGGAACTACCTTAGTTCCTTGTAAATATTTACTGAACCTCCGCCACATTCTAATATGTGTGGTATCGGTGAGACCTTTTAGGCCTTCATCGAGTACTCGATCAAATTTCATTTTGTCGAGCGGAAGCGTACCCATCATTTTAAGTATGGCCATATATGACTCATACAGTGCTGCAAACTCCATATCGGATTTATGCAGCATGATGTGGATAAGATGAGCGTTTATTTGAAACGCTATCTCATGTATTGCACTTAAGGAATGTCCTTGAGTCTCTAACATCACCGCTTTAACAAGCGGCAGTATGTAAGGGATGTCGAAAGTCGAACTACCTGCCAATCGATTTCTTCTAATGATATCGTTTGACACGTCCTTCGCAAAGACGTGCAGTCGCTCCAGTGAGTAACTGTCATACAGTACCGCGTTGATTTTCCTTTTTAAGAGGGTGAATTCTCGCGATACCATAGATTCCATAACTTCCGCAATTTGGGAAAAGGCCTTAAAACCTTTTGTTGCTCCCAATTGGAAGAAGAGGTTGATTTCCTCCTGTGTAACGGGAATGTGTAAGGCCAGGTAAATCATTCGTAGTTTACCGTTTAGAGCGTTTAATGGCTTGTTAAGGCCTCCGAGTACTTTATACTTAAATCCAAGGGCTTTTGCCAATTGGACCCAAGTCAGGGAGTACTTTTTGCTAAACTCGACTAAGGCTGCAACGTTGAAGAACGATGCCGCTAATTCTTTAAAGGGAATAGGACTTACGTCCACGCCCTTATAGAACGTCTTTTTAGCAAACTCTAAAGCAATTCCATTATAAGACATAATGGATTTATGCAGCCCACATTCCACTCCTAAAGACTTCATTATTTGAAGATAAGATCTAGCGACTTTTAGGTCGGCTATCACTACATCATCGCCTAAGACGGCATAGTTTTGATACCATCCTAGCTCTCCCACTCTAAACGCTGCAAACTGCACGATAAAGTGGTGTGTAAGAGCCAGTGAAGCCCAGGAACTTAGTGCACCCATAGGCTGACCCACCGAATATCGGTAGGGCCCGCTAACATGGGGTTGCATTGTCTTCAACCAGTAATCTCGCCCTGTGAGCAGTGTTGCCCAGGCCAGCGAGAACTCGTCGTTAGCTAAGTGAGCGATAATTCGCTGCTGTAGAGCCAACGGCAAGCGATCCGTTGCTGCAGTTAAATCTAGGGAAAAATACCCCGTTTTTCCTCCAGTTCGCTTCATAAGCAATCTTAATGGAGCGAGTTGGTCGAACGTCCCATCTTGGGGAATAGCTCGTAATATATTATTAAATATTAGGTCATGGAGCGGTTTTAACAACCATTGCGTCCATGGATCCACCAATGCGAAAATTCGCATTTTACCTGCTGCTTCCTCTTTCACTGATAATTTACCTAGGTTGTTTAACCAAGGTTCCTTGGGGTTTCCCTCAACGGTTACCAGAGTTATCCTTCTTACAATCTCCTGTACAGGATGATTGCGAGGGATCAGCTTGACGAAATAAAATGCCGATTTCGACACTTCATCGTCATTAAAGAGAAGATTTCCCGATTTCACGGTCAATAACGGATGCGTACTTATTGAAAAATTCCCTTCACGTGTTTCCCCATCAATTTCTTGCTGGGTAACACCTGTTTGTGGACTTGACTTCAAGATGGGAGACATTCGGAAAGAATTGTACTCATCTTGGAGCAAGTTACCTAGAGAATCAGCGTTGATACCTATCACCTTGGCCATTCTTTTAAAGAAGAGTGGGATGAAGGCCAGCAACTGAGGATTTAACGCCTCAGTAGCTGTTGATGGGTTGGTAATTGATTTTGTTTTAACTACTCCTTCAAAATGAAGGACTCGAAAGAGATTAAAAATAGTTAAGTACAATCGAATTAACTTAGGGTCCTGTAATAAACTGGCTCGATGAACCCGATTAATACTTCGGGGGATACCCTTATTAGTTCTTGAGACTCTACATCCCACTTTCGCGGGATCATAGATCTTAAAATTACCTATCGCTTGCTGCAATAGTACGGCACTTGTCTTCAGGTGTATAACTACACCCTTGACACCTTGGTGCTTAAAGATACAGTAAAAATGTCTAAGGAGACTAACAATAGCTCGAACTCGAGACGAAGTGGTATGCATTCCAACTATAACCATCACCGCTAAAGCGGGATTGATATAGGGAAGCCAACCTTTTACGGTTGCCATGGCATTCGCCCTGTATATAGGTTTTCCTTCGGAACCTATATAAGATCCAAATTTTAAGACGAAGTTCGATAACATAGTAAATTTACCATGTTGCGATCTTCGTTGATCCGACTTAAAGCGTAGTCCCACCACCCCAAAAGGGGAGGGGGTTTTTATATACGTCTGTGACATTCCCGAAACAGGTCTACACCTAGTAGAGAACTTTCGTACTCCATTAGGTTTAGAATCAGTTTTTATCTGAACATGTTGAGTAGGTGTATTCACCCGTCTCAACGCCTGTTGAACACTGTCATATGTTTCCATTAATCGGAAAATTAAGTTTGTTAGGATCGTTAAAACCTTAACCAGTACTAACACTGCCAGTACGTAGAGATAATACTTAATAGGTGCATGCACCGCATAAGTAAATATCGCGTCTGTCAAGTCCCAATAGTGGAGTAAGGTTAACAAACCCATAAAGAAAATTAAGATGATTATCATTTTGTTTTATTATGTGTTTGTGCTGTCTTGCTTCACCCTGAAGGGGTTTAGCTCACTCAGCTGACTGGTCATTATCTCACGGATGCCTTATTAAGGACGTTCCATTAAAGATAACGCTTTCACAGAAATGTTTAAGACTTGCGAGGGTTTAATTACTTCCTCCTTGGGCCTAAGGGGTCTCCCCCCATTCCTGTTTCCGCGCCACCTTACCTAGTAATCCTATATTATGGGATCGGCATTACTGCCTACCTGGTGAGAGCCGCTGTGACATGTATCAGTTGATTTCTAACCCTTTGTTCCCGTAGCTATCGCATAATTCACGGTTCCAAGATGGATTCTCTGTGATAAGCAGAGTACCGCTTGCCCTTGCATATTTAAATGCATGCAGGATTGTTTACCTACAATTCAGGAAGTGCGACTAGGGGAGGGAAATTGGACAAATTTAGGATCTTCTCTACAGGAGAAACTTCGGTTTCGGACCCCTTAGGGGCCCGGCCGCAGCCACTCTTGAAGAGCAAGTTGTTAACTTCTCCGGAAGTACAAGTCTGATGAGGAATATTGCTATTCTTTTATCACCGACTGTACACCGGAAAAACGTAATAGAAAATTCTTAACGAACCAGTAAGTGCGAGGATCGACATGGTAAATAAATTAATATAAACCCATGATCCCTTTCGTTACTCCAGTTTATGATCCTGGCTTGATTCTGAGAAGAATCTCCAGCTACGCTTTCAGAGGCTTTTGGGATGCGCCGCACGGTTACTTAAAACCATACGTACAGCTGCACAGCAGTTTGTACAGACAAGGGCCCTAGGGCCC